GAATAAAGAGACCTATAAGTCAGTGGTTGCTGAAATAGCTGAAAAAATCGGCTTAATATATGATACCGCCTCCCTTACATGGTCGCAGTTGCAAGGCTTACCCGTAACAGTTGGGAAACGTCATGAGTATGTTAAGACTGTACACCGTGGGAAAGATTATCCCGTACCAAAATACGAAGGTAGCAAACCTGCTACAATCAAGCAGACAAACACAAACGGTTATAGTATTCGTTCACCTAACGAGCGAAAAAGCTTAACTGTAAAAATTATTGAAACTCTATTCAATGGCTTTGGCGAAGAGGGTGGGCGTAACGTTGCGTGTGCTAGCTTTGTTGGTATGTTATTCAATCGTTACGTTAATTTTGATATTGCCACAGCTTATCAGTTAACTGTAATGGCAAATAACAATACGCCTGACCCGTTGCCAGAAGAAGAATTGGATAGAACTTTTGAAAGTATCGCTAGAAAGGAATATTCAACAAGAATTTAAGGAGGTAGATTATTGGCATTAGACATTGCAAAACTAGAAGAAGAAATTAAAGAAGAGCAATTGCCTTTTGATAGTGAGGGCTACTTACTAACGTTTAAAAATATCAGAGGTCAGTTTAGGGACATTATAGAAAAACAAAAAGAAAACGCCTATAAAGAGGCTTACAAAGCTTACATGAAAAGTCCCAAGGCTTTAAGCAAACTATCTAAGATAAAAGATGATGACCTTAACGCAGACCTAGAGCGCCAATTAGTAGAGGGTAAAGCGGTAGAGCACGCAGAAAAGGTTAAAAGCAAAGCGAGTCCCAAAACGCCCTTACAATGTTCAATCTTTTTGAGAAAATATATCCGCTTTGTACGGATCAGACCTGAGGGCAAAGGGCAAAAAGCGCCGTTATATTTTTACGATCCCGACAGTGGTATCTATTCAGAGGATAACGAGTTATTGCAAGATTTAATGGCAACCATTTATCCGAACATTACAGAAAGGCAAGCTATTGATACGCTTTATAAAATATCTCACAGCGTTCCTTTGAAAAATAAGCAAAACAACTTTGTTGTTATCGGTAGCGAACTTTACAACAATCAAACGGGCGAATTTAACCCATTTAACCCTAATGTTATCGCAACCCGAAAAGTTAAAGCAGAATACAACCCCAACGTAACAGAACCAACTATCAACGGCTGGAAACCGACAGAGTGGCTTAGAGGACTTTTTAACCATGATAAAGAAAGTTATGACCTAGCCATTCAAATTATCAGAGCCACTGTTACGGGTAAGACCTTAGATAATATATTTTGGTTACATGGCGTAGGTGGAACGGGTAAAGGAACGTTTCAAGCTTTGTTAGAGAATTTAGTGGGAGCTGAAAACACAGCCAGTTTTAAAATTGATGAAAAGAATGGGCGTTTTGATACTTCTATTCTTATTGGTAAGTCTGTAGTCATTGGTGATGACGTTCAAAAAGACGTGGTTATCAAAGATACTTCTATTGTGTTCAGTCTTGCAACGGGTGACCCGATTAGGATAGAGGATAAGGGAAAGAGACCATACACCACGCGCTTAAAAATGACTGTTGTTCAGTCATCTAATGGTTTTCCGAGAATGAATGCAGATAAAAACGCTATTAACAGACGTTTTAGGGTGTTGTCATTTAGTGAACTCAAAGGGAAACCAGATAAGAGAATTAAGAATGACTATATTAATCGCCCCGAAGTGTTAGAATACCTTG